TCTTGAAAAGCATGATGATGACCAGCTTGGAAACGAGGTTCCTATTCGTTCAGGTATGGCCCTCAACCATTTTGGTAGTTGGTCAAGACTACTTCAAACACTTGAAGGAAGTCTTCCAGCAGTATGGGCAGAGATTAAGAAGGCGGAAAACCCTCCCCCTCCTCCTGCTCCAAAGCCAAAGCCTGCTCCTAAAGCTGCTCCAAAGCCAAAGCCTGCTCCAGCAGTACAGAGCACAGACGAGAAGTAATATGGATAAAATTTTTAATTTAACGTCTACTTTTAAGACACACTCCATAGATGACGGATCAGTAATGATTCGCGGTATGGCAAGTACCGCTGATTTTGATCGTGCAGGAGATTCTATCTCTAGTGAAGCATGGGCAAAGGGCGGCTTGAAAAACTTTGAAAAGAATCCAATTATTCTTTTCAATCACGATTATGATCGACCTATTGGTCGAGCTACAGGCCTCAAAATAACAGAGAATGGTCTGGAGTTAGAAGCAAAGATTAGCAAGTCTGCACCCGCTAATGTTTGTGAACTAGTCAAAGAAGGTATCCTTGGGGCTTTTTCTGTTGGTTTCCGAGTCAAGGATGCTGATTATATCACGGAAACCGACGGACTAAAGATTAAGGACGCTGAGTTGTTTGAAGTATCGGTAGTATCCGTTCCTTGCAATCAAGCAGCCACTTTCTCTCTGGCGAAGTCTTTTGACTCGATATCTGAGTACGAAGAATTCAAAAAAACTTTCATAAATAGTGTTGAACTAGCCGAGCCGTCTCTGGCTAAGGATGAAAAATCATTACTAGCTAGTGACGCACAGGATGGGGCTATTGCCCAAAAGGAGACTAATATGTCGGAAGGAATTAATACTCCCGAAGTCGACTTGGAAGCTTTTGCTAAGAAGGTAGCAGAGGAAACTGCTGCAAAGATTGCAATGAAGCAAGCCGAGCAAAAAGCAGCTGAAGTTAAAGCTGTACAAGAAGCCGAAGAAAAAGCCGCTGCAGACGCAGAAGCTAAAACTCTTCAAGCTGAAGAAGTTAAGTCAGCAATTAGAACTGGCGTAGAGTCAGGAGCTGAGAAGCTTCTTAGCGATATGCAAGAAAAACTTTCTGCGAAAGATGCAGATATGAGTGAAATTCTTGCTCAATACAAGAAAGATCTTGAAGAGAAGTCTGAAGAAATTCAGAAGATGCGTGATTCTAAGCGAGTATTCGCTGATCGTGCTGAAAAATCTGATGTCACTAAGTGGGGCAAGGATTTCCTAAATGCGCATATGTTGGGTGTTATGACTCAAAAGGGTTGGAATACTGACTTTGCACAGGATATTCAGCAAAAAGCAGGTATCGATTATGCAACTAATGCTGGCGATATTGATCAAGAAGTTTCTCGTTTGATCGAGAAAGAGATCATGAATGAGTTGAAAGTAGCTCGTTTATTCCGCGAAATCCCTGTAAACGGTAAGTCTACAGTTCTTCCTATCCAGGTAGATGTGGATCCAGCAGCTTGGGCAACTAACGCAACTGGCGGAAACTTGGAAAATCGTGGCGCATCAAACGCTACTTACCAGCCTAAGCAAGTTATCTTGAATGCTTATCGTTTGATCTCAAGCACGTTCATGGATAATGAAGTTGATGAGCAAACTCTTATTAACTTGATGCCTATGTTGGTTGAAGGTGTAGCACGCTCACACGGTCGTGCAGTAGAATCCGCTTTCCTTTTAGGTAACGGTACTATTTCGGGTCTTGACGGACACGGTTCAGCTTCTGCTATTACTCACGATATCTCTGGTAACGGAGCTGCGGGTACTTCTTTCAACACCATGACTGGTGCTGACTTGTTGAATGCTCGTAAGGAAATGGGTAAGTATGGTTTGAATCCTTCCGATGTTACTTTCATCGTAAGTCAAAACATGTACTATGACTTGTTAAGCGACTCAGCTTTCCAAAGCTTAGATGAAGTTGGTACTGAGCTAGCTATCAAAGTGACAGGTACTGTTGGAGCCGTCTTCGGTTCTCCAGTAATTGTTTCTGAAGAGTTCGCAGCAGAAGGCGCTGGTGTACCAGTAGCATTCGCAGTATACGCACGAAACTACGTAGCTCCACGACTCCGCGGTGTAACCGTCGAGCAGGACTATGAAGTGATGAATCAGCGTCGTGTTATCGTTGCAACCCAATCTTTGGGCTTCAATGAGATCGTCGCAGGTGCAGGCACAGATCAGCCTTGTATCAAGATCGATTCAGTAGCTTAATAACAGCTAGGAACTGAGGGGAAGGGTTTCCTTCCCCAAGGTTTTTATTAATGGACTTATGGCAAATTTAATTACATTAGCAGAGTATAAAGAGTCAGAGGGAATTGCATCTCCGAAAGAAGATCTGCGATTAAATTCGCTCATCCCGTCTGTGAGTCAATTAATAAAAACCTATTGTGGTAATAGTCTGATAGACTATTACTCAAGTAATAAAACAGAGACATTTAATGTTCACTGGAATACACACGCGGTACAGCTAACAGAAACCCCTGTGAATAGCATTGTAAGCGTAAAAGAAAGATCTTCATACGATAGTTCTTATACCACCCTTACTGCAAACGGTCACGAGTTCTTTTTCGATTATAATACTGATAGTATTTTTAGAACGAATGGAGGAGGTTACGCTTTTTGGCCCCACGGTCCCGCCTCTGTAGAAGTAGTTTATACAGCAGGATACGCTTCTGTACCAGCAGATTTGAAGTTAGCAGTAATTGATTTAATTACTTACTATTTGAAAGACGAGCATAAAGAACGCAGAACTCTCGGAGGAGCTAGTATACAGAATCAAAGCTCCACAAGCCAAAGTAATAATGTTGCATTTCCTGATCACATTAAGAGAGTATTAGACTTATATAAGAACTTTTAGATGAGTATTGAATCTCAAAAAAAGTTTTTAGCCAAGTTTGATAAGAGACTCGAAAAAGAGGTTAAAGAGTATAGACGGGAAAAAGCAAATAGGCAAACCCATCTTTTTTATGTAAGCGATAAAACTTTGAGAAAGGGAATAAGGGATGCTCTGGTTAAAGAGATGTCAGGCGATGATAATGGGCAGAAAAATATAAAAAAGGTATTAGACAAAGTAAAAACTAAACCAGTTATTTTAGCAATATCCCAAGAAGTCTCCCGAAAAATTACTAATGATAGTGTCGTACAAGGAAAGGTACTTCAAAATACTCAAACTGTTTTCTTCGCTTTATTCAGTGCAACAAAGGGTGAGAATGGTAGATATAGAAATATATACAAGCAGGTTTATAAAAGTTATGATACTATTTTAAACAATTTTGCGGAAACAGTACACGAGATATCTGTAGAGGTACTAGGAAAATCAGCAGGTAGCAAAGCTAAGAACTACTGGGCTCTTTCCCATGATGAAAATGAAGGGATAGCAGAGTCGACAGTAAAAGACTCTTTACTAGATGCTTTAGAAGATACGGATATAAAGTATGATGATGCAGTTGAGTGGTTAAAGAATAGTGGTGTGCAAATAGAAATTGTAAGAAACACTAAAACAAATAGAATGTTCGTACTTATAGGCTCTGTAGTACAAAACTACGAGGATGGAAAGTCCACCCGACAGAAGAAAGCAGACTTACAAAAAATAGTAAAAGGTGCAAGTAAGTTAGCAAATGAAATGGGTGAAGAAATAATAGGGTTAAAAGGCTCTGACAGCTTTTACGATATTAAACGAAAAAAACTGATAGAAAAAGTTGTAAAAGAGTTTGAAAAAGCACCTAATGTTGAGGTAGTTGCAAAAGAAAACACCAAAGTTAAAAAAACAAAAACTAAGGTCAAAGACTCTAAGCAAAGAAAGCAGGCTATATCTACTAGGTCAAACTTAACAAAATCAGGAGTAGTGGCAAATAGGGCTAGAAAAGTTAAGAAAGGAGTAGCTAGCTCTCCTTTAAAACTACTAGCTCTTATTAATCAAAAACTACCCAAAGTTGTAGCAAAGAATATGGGAGATCCCGCCCTTAATTACAGAACAGGAAGATTTGCAAGTAGCGCAAGAGCAACAGATGTAGCAATGACAGCAAAAGGATTTCCTAGTATTGGATATACTTATCAGAAAAGTCCTTATTCTGTTTTTGAAAGCACCAGTGGATCAAGATTTTCTAGTGTAGATCGAGACCCTAGAATATTGATTGATAGGTCAATGAGAGAAATAGCACAAGAATTAGCCATAGGGCGATTCTACACTAGGAGAGTATAATGGTAGCAAGAACATACACCTCTAGAAGAGCAAATATATTGGATGCTCTAGTGGAAGTGTTAAAAGGTATTGATGGTTCTGGTGCCATGCTTCAAGATGTAGCAAATAATGTTCATCCCTTTCTTAAATTTTGGGATGAGGTAGATGAGTTTCCTGCAATACATTTAAATGCAGGAAGCGAAACAAGAGAATATCAAGGTGGGGGGTACAAAGACCGTTTTCTTTCAATAACAATTCGTTGTTATGTAAACGAAGAAAATGCTCAAAATGCACTTAACGCCTTAATGGAAGATGTTGAAACAGTAATTGAGGAAAACTCGAATCTACAGTATTCTGATACTCAGAATAATCTGTTCAACGTTCAGCAAATCACTGTAGTCAGTATAGATACTGATGAAGGTGTATTAGAACCTCTAGGAGTTGGAGAAATCTTAGTAGAGGTTCGTTATTAGAAAATTCTGGCACGAACAAACGTTCACGTCCAAGTCTTTTCAAGGAACATAGGAGAAAACTATGGCACAACAATATTTTAGTCGCGACTCGAAAATGTACATCGAGTTTGATGGTTATGTATGGGAAGTACCTGTTTTGGACGGATTCAGTTTCTCTCAGGCTACTAACTCAAGTGAGATCACCCTCGCAGAAATGGAATCTGCAGGTGGAGTAAGCCGTCGTGGTAGGAGAGCGTTTAACGACTCTTTGGCACCAGGAGAATGGTCATTTTCAACATACGTACGACCTTTTAAAGCTGCAGGCGGCACTACTTTTAGCGGTGCAGGCGCAGGACGGGCAGATGATGCAGCTCAAGTTCACGCAGTTGAAGAATTACTGTGGGCACTAATGGCAGGAGCCAAAAACTATAGTGGTACTGATTTTGACTTTGATAACGCTGCGTCAACCCCCGTAGTTACAAACACCCCCGGCACC